GCTGAGTGTCGTAAATCTTGGGGATCAGATCCAGCAGAATCTTGCCCGTATGCTTGATGCTGCGGGTCAAGTTGTCGTAGAAATGGAAGTTGCTCAGATCCGTCTGGTTCTGTTGGCCTTGAAGCGCTTTGCCGCTGATGTTGCCGCTTGGTAGCTGGTTGGGGTCTAGGATACCCAGCACCATTTGTAAATCAGTGTTGATTGCATTTGCAGCGTCCATGATGCCAGCAGGCGGTGATTCGGGCTGTAGGCGCACTGGAACAGGGGCAGGCTGTCCTTCTATGTCTTTCTGCTTGTAACGCAGCACAGGGCTAGATTTGATGTTTGCCAATGCCCATTCGTTCTCGTGGCCTTCGTCTTGGCCTTCAGCAAGCAGCCACTTGGCTTTAGGCGCCAGGGCAATGCTCTCGGTCATGCTGGTGCGCCAGAAGTTGTACATCCGCTGGGGGTCTTTGGCAAACCGTACCAGCCCATACTTCTTGCGCTTGTCATCCACAATTACTTGAGCGCCGTACACCGGAACAATGGGAATGTATTTACCGTCCCATGTCTTTTCTTCCAAGATCTCGAGCGCAGTCATCTTGCACCATTTCACTGCCCTGCGAAAACTCTCGCGGGTATCTACTACCGTCAATCCAGCTGCGGCCACTCGCTCGAGGAATCGGTCACTGTCAGCAAACCCGCTGGAACCATCACTCAGCAGGTACAGCTTGGCCTTTTCGCGGGTTACATGGAAATATTCAGCAATCCGAATATCCTCTTTGGTCACCCAGCTGGCTGCATTGTCACCCGTGCTACGGTGCGTGAAGTTAGCCCCATCATCAGCGTCTGGGTACATTTCCTTAAAAATGGTCTTGCTTAACAGTGTTGTAACCAAGCAACGCTCAGCATCTGAACCGTCTGGTCTTACGCTGTTGGGGTCAAAGTAAACAGTAAACGGGTTGTCAATGGCGTCAATGTAGATTTCTTGGTCAAACGAATCTTCGCTGACATACTTAGTATTGATGCGCCAGTAGCCCCAACCCATTCGGACAGCGTAGTCAAAAGCGGTGTCATAAGCGGTGTCGGCGTTGCTGTTGACCTCGATGTGACGGGTAATTCCTTCTAGCACCTGGGCAATCTTGTAATCAGCCAAGTTGTTAACAGGATGCACCTTGATGCGGGGACGCTGCTGGCGTTGTTGGTTGGTGACCTGGCGCACATAGGCATCAATCTTGTTGATGGTCAGGCATGGCCTAGCCTCAAGGTTCCTGCTGTTTTGGATCTCTACCGGCCATTGATCACCCGCGGCAAACCGTATGTCTTGCAGTGCTTCGCTGCGGTTGGTGCTGTCGCTGTCGTTCACCAGCTGCCAAAACTTGATGGCTTCGTCAATGCGTGGGTCATTCATGGTCAATCCTCAATTCATCCAGGAGCCTGCGGCCTCGGCAATGGCTTTTGGTTTGCGCTTGTGCGGTTCCCGAATCATAAGCCCAATGTAACGGAAGGCATCAGCGCCGTGGCTGTAATGGTCGTGCAGGGGGTTTCTGCTGAACTGTCCGGTGTCTGGGTCTACTTCGTAACGGTAGTGCCGTAAACAGGCTAATCCATCAGCTGCGTGTTCACGGTCAAAGTAACAGTTAGGGAATATTGTTCGCGCTGCATTGATGCTGTCCACTACGGGAACCCTTGGCAATATCTCTGTTTTGTACCCTGCCGCCCGAACAATATCGTCAATGCTGCGGCCAGATGCTGCTAGTGTCTTGTTCTCGGCATCGTGCGGTAGCCATACCTTGTCGTAGTGGTAACCATACGTTTGCATGGTTGCCAAGTAATAGCTGATGGTCTTTTGGCTGTCCTCAATGTAGCGAATAAGCCTTGTTTCCATGCCTACAAACTGCAAGAACCAGATGGCAGTGCTATCAGACCAACCAAGGTCAAAAACAGCGTGTACGGGCTTTGTAGCGTCAAATGGAACTCGGCAAATGCGTCCATCCTTTTCGGCCTGCTGCATTTCCTTGGCGAAAATAGCCCCATCTACCGTCTGGCGGCACAAACCTTCCCAAACCTGGTTATACGATTCTTCATCCCTTTGCTTGAGCGCATCCTTCTCCAGCCGTAGCGTTTCAGGGAACCAGGGGTTATCTGACCAGTTCACTTTGATCTGGATGCAGTCATCAGGCGGTTTGACAACAAAGCGCTGGTATGTCTCGTCTGTTTCCAGTTCAGGATTAAAGCTGACCCATATCTCGCTTTTCTCTTTGCGGATGGTTGGAATCAACACGTTCCAAGACAGGCGGCTAACCGTGCTTCCCTCCTCTACCCAACAAATATCAACTCCTTCAAAACTTTTTATGTTGCTGATGTTGTTCTTCAGACCAGCGAATGCAAACTCAGTGCCGTTTGCGCCTTTAATGTTGGCCTGGGTGATCTCGTAGAAAGAATGTAGGTTCAAAGCCTCGATCTGGTCGCACAGAAGCTTGTGTACGCTGTCTTTGATGCTGGTCTGGTACTCACGGGCGCAGAGTATGCGGATTGGTTCCTTGGCCCCTTTAATCAGCAGCGCTCTAGCTATCCCCCAAGACTTAGCACCGCCCCTGCCGCCGTAGCAAACCTTGTAGCGGCTGCGCTGGAACAGGCTTTGCAGCTTAAGTGGAAACTCTGCTTTGACGTCAGTCATTAGGCTTTACGAATGTGACCTGGATGCCTTGGAGCGCTTCACCGTCTTTGCCGGTTATCTCTTGCTTGACAGTCTCGGCCCATCGCAGCTGCGTCTTTGTCCACCAGATCAGTGCCGTCGTGTCGCCGCTGGTTGCCTTGTCAAACAGTGTCCGGGCTATCTGCCCATTTGCTTTGGCTTTGCCCAGGTCTAACTCAGTGCGGTAGTGCTTGCGGAGCGTCTTATCGTCTATCCCAACCAATATAGCTATCTGTTCGTGGGGCAAGCCTAACCCGCTGGTGCTTTCAACCAGGCGTTGCTTTTCAAAGGTGACTTCATGCTCAATCATTTTATATAGGGGAAATGTGATTGCACTTGCTGCTCTTTGATTGTTGTTGACGTTTAGCTGGCTAAACTATACAATGTGGAAATGACACTATCGCCAATCGTCAACACAGACGTAAAAATTCCAGCCAAGATGCTTGAGGCGCTTACCTTGCATGAGATGCGGTGCGTTGTCACTGGCGTTGAGTCTGTTACGCAAGAGTCGGTTAAAGCATTCCTGCTTGAGCGATATGGGGCAAAGTTGGCAAACAATTTTAAACCTGAATTTTTGTTCAGTAGCCAAGCTGTCTAAGCATTTTTTCGGTAATCACGCCAGCGTAGGGCTTCATTGAGATTGATCTCATATCGGCGTCACTAGGCATCCTTGGGTCAGCAATGTTCCGTGCTTTGGCGTACTCAGGCAGCATTTCAAAGATGCTGGTGTCTTTGCTTACAGTTCCAATGCCTCGGCCTGGTACGCCACTTGGGTAAGCAGGATGACCAGATTCTGTGATGATTGGCTTACCAGCATATATCTCACCGACATTCATAATGCCACCTTGACGGGCTTCTAACTGTGCTGGGTCTGATATTGCTAACCGTGCGCTTCCAATATTTAAACCGCCTTCATCACGAAATTTCTTGTCCATCTTGTCTTTGATGGCTTTACGGGTCAAATCTGGCATTTGCCTAAATTGATCAACGCTTGCGGGATTAGATACACCCGCCCAATCAGGGATGTATTGCTTTATCATTTTGTCTAATTGCTTTTTTTGCATCTTGCCCATAGACGCATCAGCATAAGCCAACATGGTTTCGCCTGTCATTTGGGCAAAATCACCACCAGTGGGAGCCATGCGATATGGCAAATACAACGGGTCTTGCCCTGTTGCAGCCTTAATTTCATCAGCGTATTTCATCAACGCTTTTGCTGGTTGCTTGCCAGATGCCCAAACTTGCCCAGGGTTGTTGAACATATAGTCCTGTCCACCAAGCAACTCTACTGGCCTGTTGAACTGTACATTGTCAACTCCAACCAATTTGCCACCAGCTGCCGTGCGATCAGCCATGCTTGTAATAAATGGCCTGCCTTCAAAGTCAGTTAACGAAACTGTAGGCGCATTTACCGCACCAGGATTCAATTGCACATCCCGAGTCATGGCCTGCATCCTGGCTTGCTCATTTACCCGCGGGTCGTATCTTGGATCAAAAGCACCAAACCCGCTACGGCCAGCTGGCGGTAGGGCATAGCTTTCCGCACCCCTGCTCATGCCTTGCAGCATCTCAGCGCCCATACCGCCACGTTTCATGATCTGCGGCACAGAACGCTCTGCAAGTCGTTCACCGGCTCGTCCTACAGCCATAGCGCCTGTCTTGGCAGGGCCAAAGAAGGGCAACATTTGTAACGCAGTGCCCACTGGAAACCCAATCTGAGCGCCTTGCCTGACTCGGGCGGTGTTTGGGTCTAACACGCTGCCGCCCATCTCGTCTGGCGCCATGCCCATCAGCCCACCCAGACCACCATAGACCTCGGGGTATTGTTCGCGCAAGGATGGCTGTGCTGGGCGTTGCAACATTTTTGCGCCCATAACGCTGCGGTTGGGCAAAAACGTACTCAGGCGGTTATCAGCCATGATTCTTGAAGAAATTGCTTACTTGTTTCTTTGATACTTTGCGCTGGTTGATGTTTTCCAGCATCTTAATGCCGTACTTCTTAACAGCATCTTTTTTGATGACGTACTCGCCATCTTGCAGTGTTGCATAGCCATCGTCTGCGCCTGGTGCTGGCTGTATCAAGTCTTTTAGCTTTACAAGACCACCATTTGCAAATGCTTGACTGTTGCCGCCAAACCCTGCATCGCCGCCGCCATAGCTGTCAGCGTTAGCACCAGGAGCGCCAGCACCACCACCATAAGCACCGCCATC